GTACAGGTCCGGCGACACTCGGAGAATGACCGGACGCAAGGCCACGGAGGTTCGCGTGTCGCTCGCCGATCGGCTGGTAGGAAGAGTCGCGGCCACGCGGAGCGGGCCGAAGACTTTTTTCGACCGGCTGCCGGCGGAACAACAGGCCGAGCTGCTTGAGGTCCGCGAGAAGTTCCGGAGTGGCGAATACGGGGCGTCGGCAACTGCGGTCTCAACAGCCTTGTGTAGCGAGCCAGGCTACGAACTGCCAGGCGTACCTACGGTGAGGATATGGCTGACAAGTCGAGATTAGCCGACCGCGTCGCGACGAAGGTTGCCGTGGCTGCGGCCGGCGCCGGCGTGACCATTGAGGAGGTGACGCAGAAAACGAGCGGCGACGGCCTGGAGGCCCGGAGCGTCTCGCAGACGATCCGCACCGTCGAGGATCTCCTGCGGCATATTGAGGCCGACCTTGATCGGTACGAGGTGGCCGTGAGCGAGGCCACCAAGTGGGAGGGGCTGACCGCCGACAAGGACACCGGCAGGCCGATCGTCACCGAGTTGTTCCGGGTGTTCGTCCGGCTGAAGCCGAAGGCCGGGCCGACGACGCGGGAGATTGTTGAGGGGATGATCGCCGGGGCGGCTGTGTCGATCCGCCAGCCGAAGAAGCCGGGCCACGGCCGCAAGCAAACCGGCCTGTGGTCGGTGCTCGTGATGAGCGACCTGCACTTCGGCGGCCGATCGTGGAGACACACCACGGGCAGCGACTACGACCTGTCGATCGCCGCAGAGTTGGTGGGCAAGACGGCGAGCAGGCTGATCGCCCGCAGCGGCGACGCCTGCCGGCGGACGGTCGTGTTGGCTGGGGACACCCTGCACTTCGACACGATCTCAGGCACCACGACCGGCGGCACCTACATCGACCGGGACTCCCGCCTGCAGAAGACGATTGAGCTGGCGGTGGCGTCGATCGCCGGGGTGGTTGAGTTGTCGGCCGATTCGGTTGCGACTGATGTCGTGTTCGTCCCCGGCAACCACGACACCGCGATGGCGTGGGCACTGCAGAAGATATTCGCCGAGCGGTATCGGGACGATAAGCGGGTGGCGGTCAACACCGAGTTCACGTCCCGGAAGTATTTGACCCACGGCGGGAACCTGGTTGGCATCACCCACGGCGACAAGGCACGAAAGAAGTTGGCGGGCCTGATGGCGATCGAGGCCGCTGCCCTGTGGTCGCAGTGCCGGCATCGCGAGTGGCACGTCGGCCACCTGCACAACCAATCCGCCGAGGTGGGGACGATCGACGGCGTGATCGTTCGGACGGCTCCGACCATCGTTCCGCCCGATTCATGGCACGTCGATATGGGCTTCGTCGGTGCAGAGCGTGCGATGCAGGAGTGGGTCTATTCGCATCGTGGCGGGCTGCACGAGATGCACATGGAATACGTCGGGGGTGCGAAGTGACCGTTACGAATCCTATGCCGCAAGAATCTCGGGCAGAGGTTTCGTTACTGCCCAACGAATACATCGAGCAGGCCGTCCGCGACGCACGGAAATACCAAGGCCAGTGGACCGGAACGGCCGGCACGCTCGCCGCCCATGTCATGCGACTGATTCGTGAACGAGAGGAGATCATGCTGATGCTGGAAGAGAAGCAACACACCACCCAAGACACGTCCGCCATCATTGAAGAGGCGTGGGCGAAATACCGCCAACACGGGCCGACGGAGCGGAAGGTCTACGGGTGCGATGGCGACAAGCCGGCGACGGCAACGCCCGCCGAGGAGTTGTGCCACCGCACCGCGGCCGTGATCCGCGATCGGCGGCCGAAGTATGGCGGGCCAAAAAATCACTTCGCCCGCACGATCGGCATGGTCAATGCGGCCTTCGCCGACGTGCTGAAACGTCCGCTCACCGAGGCGGACTGGGCCACCATCATGATCCTTGACAAGATCGCCCGGTTCCGGGGTCCAAGCTCAACCATCGACGGACCCGTGGACATCGCCGGCTACGCCGCCTGTCTGTTCGAGGTGATGGACAGTCCCGACACCTGAACATTCGTACAATGGTGGTAGGAGAGTCCGCATGGCCCGCGAGTCGCTATTCCGGCACACGGCCCGGGGCCGTGAACCGTTGGCGGCACCGGACGAAGGCGGCACGCACCTGCACTACACGCCGACTCGCCGGGTTGGGGTCGGCTCGATCACATCAAACAAAATGACCTACCTCGAATACCTCGCCATCCGCAGCGGCATGACGCTGGCCGAGGTCAAGAGGCTTCTCGATGAAGGGAAACTCCGCTAATGGCCACGTCGCTCACCGTCGCCGGCACTACCCGGCTCGCCTGGTCGTTGTCCGATCCGCAGTCCGTGGCCTCCTACTCCGCCTCCGGCGAGGAGCGGTCAACGCGAGCAATCGACAACGGCACGGGCGTCGGCCAGGCGAACGTGGCCGCGACTAAGACCATCACCGGCACGCAGGCCGGGTTTTCGTTGTCAATCACCGGCATCACCGGTTCGGTGCTCGGCACCACGCAGACCGCCAATGTTTCGACCGTGCGTGAGTTGCTCGTCCAGGTGAATACCGGCCCGACGGGCGGGTTCCTGACGATGACGCACCCCGGCATCTCCGGCGTGCGTATCGGTCTCGGCGGCCAGTTCCATCTCGCCGATTACCAATCGGGCATCACGGGCGGGACGTTGTCGTTCTCGTCGTCCGTTGCCGGCACCTACAACGTGGACGTGACCGCGGTGGGCGTGGGGGCTTACTCGTGATCGGCACCGTGGACAGTGTGACCGACGCCGCCAACGCCGAGGGGCTTCTCGGCGACAAGGTGGCCGCATTCATCGCCGCGGCGCGGGCCTCTGCTGTGGACGGCCTGACGTGGGCGGAGTTCGGGCAACTGCTGGTTGCCCTGCTGCACTTGGTCGTCAGTGGCCTCGACACCGTGGCGGGCATGACGGGGCCGCAGAAGCGTGATTTCGCCCTCGCGGCTGCCGCGGCACTCTTCGACACGTTCGCCGACCGTTGCGTGCCGATCGTCGCCTACCCCGTCTGGCTGGCGATCCGCCCCGCCATCCGCCTGCTTGTGCTGTCCCTGTCGGCCGGGGCCGTTGAGTCCCTCCTGCGAATCTCTCGGAGTGCGTCCGCATGATAACGCTCATCCTCGTTGCCGCTGCGCTCGGGTATCTCTTCTGGCCGCGGCCACCGGCCGGCACCAAGGCGGCCGTGCCGGCCCCGGCGGAGTTGTTCCGTGTGCCGCCAATGCAGCCGGTGACGGCTGCCCCAGCCTCGCCCGACGCCCGGGCTGCGATCGACTCGTTGCTTGAGGTGCGTGACACGCTTGGCAAGGCTGGCGACGTGGATCCGGAATCAAGCAAAGCGATCGACCGGCTTTGGCTGGACCTCCTGCACAGCGGAGGGAAGAAGTGACCGACGACCAGAAGAAATACGTGATCGTGGCAGCCCTTGTGGCCGGAGCGGTTCTCGCGGGCGCCATGGAGTTCCTCCCGCAATCGCCGCCGCCCCCGGCTGGCGATCTGCTGCTGCGTGGGAAGTTTATCGGGCCGTCGGCCGCTGACGACGCCGCGGCGTTCGCGGGCCTATGCCACGGCATCGCGTCCGCACTGGTGGTGGACGGCACGGCGTCGTCGCCGCGGATCGTCACCGGATCGCAGCTCGAGGATCTCCGGATCGCCGCGAGCGAGGGGCGGTTCCTGCCGCGGTCGCTGTCCCGCGAGCAACCGCACGCGGTGGCTGCGGCTGGCCGCTACCTCGACGAGACCGTAGGCACGTCGGGCGGCCCGCTGGCTGCCGACACCCGGGCACGGTGGGCGGAGGCGTTTGAGTCGTTGGCGGTGGCCGCCGAGGAGGCCGTTCAATGAAGTTCTCGGATTTCGTGTGGGAGCTGATCGACAACGGGTTGTATGTCGCCCACCTTGTGCTGATCCTGGGCGTGGCCACCACGGTGATCGCCTGCACGCTTCTGCTCTACCAGATTCGGACAGAGTTGGCCGTGATCCGCGAATGCGTAGTCGAGGCTGCGGCGGAACCGCACTGCGACCATGACGCACCTGTGCCGGTGCTGCCCCGCGTGCTGCCCCGCCTGCGGCGGATCGGGGAGGAGCCCCAGTGAGCATCCGCCAACGCTACTGGACGTGGTCGGCCATCTCGTTCGTCATCCTCGCCGCCCTGGTTGGGGCGATCGTGGATCACTACACCCACCGCGTGCTGCGGCGGGTGGACGAGGGGCTCGGGTATACGCCGAATCCGGAAGGCGTCCGCGAGTTCCTCTCCGAGCTGAACGAGCCGACGTTCGCCGAGGCCGGCCGCGACTCGATGGCCAACGCCACCGGCCGCGACGTGCTTCTCTACCGGGCCGTCTACCAGGCCAACCAGAAGGTCTACGGCAAGCCGTGGCACTCGCTTGACCAGGGGCCGATCGGGACGTGCGTGGGGAATGCGTTTGCCCTTGGTGTGACGACGGCCGAGGCCGTCGATGCCGTTGTCGGCAAGTCGGCGAAGCCGAAGCCGGCCGCGGCCGTTGAGCCGATTTACGGCGGCGCTCGCACGCTCGCCATGCTGCCGCCGCAATCCAGGGGGCCGGCGGGAGACGGCACGTATGGCGGTGCCGCGGCCCGGTGGATCACCGGGCGATGCAAGGACTCCACCGTGGGCGGTGTGCTGCACCGTGAGCAGATCGGCCAATACGATCTCCGCGAGTATTCGGTTTCGCGTGCCCGTGACTGGGGCGATCGTGGCGTGCCCGTTGAGCTGGCCAAGGCGGCGAGCCGCCTTCGGATGCGGTGCGTGCAGGTGAACACCTGGGCGGAGTTGTGTGCCGCCCTCGAGCGTGGGTCGCCGGTGGCCATCTGCTCGCAGGTTGGCTACGAGCCGAAGTCGGGGTCGATGCGTGACGCAGACGGCTTCAAGTCACGGGCCGGCCGCTGGGGCCATGCCATGCTTTGTTGGGGCGTGCGGCATCGTGCGAACGGTAGCCCGCGCGACGGTGGGCTGATTCAAAACTCGTGGTCGGACAACTGGATCGGCGGGCCTCGTTGGCCAGACGATCAGCCTCCGGGGTCGTTTTGGGCGGCCCGGCCCGACGTGGAAGCGATGCTGCAGGCCGGGGATAGCTGGGCTATCGGAACGAGCCTCGAATGGCGGGATCTCCAAAATGCGAACTGGGGGCTGGCACTATGAACGTCCTTTGCTGGGCCGTATTCGGCGCCATCGTCGGAGGCATCGCCAAGGCAATCGTGCCGGGCAAGGTGCCGTCTGGTTGGGTGCCGACGATTCTTCTCGGCTGCCTCGGCTCCGTTGCCGGCGGCCTGCCGTTCGGCGATGGCCAGGCCGGACTGATCGGCTCGGTGATCGGGGCCGTCGTGGTTGTGATGCTGCACTCGTGGTATGTGGAGGGCCAGTCGTGACGTTGACCGACACTCAAAAGCGGCTGGCCGTGGCTGGCGTGATCCTGGTGGCGCTCACCTGGTGGGCGGCCACGTCTGTCGATAGCCCATTCCGGCCGGCCCCGTCTCATCCGGATCGGCCGGTGCTGCGGTTCGTCGGCAAAATCGCCACGATCGCCGCTCGGCTGGGCCTTACTGCGTTGTTCTTCTGCGAGACGCCGACGGCCGACGCCGACGAGGTGAGTATTTCGCACGCGGCCATCGGGGCCGACGGCCACCCAATGCTGAGAAATGAGGTGTGGTGATGCACGCACTCTTGCATTGGCTGCTGTATCTGCTGACGTGGTTGGCACACGATCCGGCATCGCTCGCCGATGAGCGTGCCCGGTGTGCTGGTGCGGTCAACGTGGCATATGCGTCACTGGCTCAGGATCCGGCTCCCGCCCCCAAGCGGGAGGCCGATGCCCCGGCCCCGCCGCCGACGTGCCTGAAGTGCAAGGGAAGCGGACGGGTATACCGGACCGACGGCGGCTGGGTGCGGTGCGACTGCGGTGCGTGCTCGACGGGGCGGTGCCCACTGCCCCGGTGACAGCGTGACGCCCCTCGCACAACTGCAGGCCCACGTCCGTTACCGGCTGGGCAGCCGCGTGCAATACGCCGGTGCTGAGCGGTGCGACGAGTTGACGCGGCTGGTTGTGGTGCACTGGCCGCACCGGCACCTTGAGGCGGCGGCCGTCGCCGGGCGAAACTCGCGGTTGGTTGTGGATGCCCTTCGGTTGTGCCGTGCCCAAGTCCAAGAGCGGTGGGAGCTGACCCATGGGATCGGGCCGCTATGGGATCTCGTGCTTGGCGGCACAGTGTCGGCGATCGGCGAGGTGATCCTGCCGCTATGGTGGGATGACGCCGGCTGGCGGCATAGCCTACGGGCCATGGCGGTAGACTGATCGGGCTGCCCGGACGGCGTCGCCACCACCAGCGACTATGGTTGCCGTTCGGTCGGCTGGGCCGACACGTACCGCAGCCCGACAACGGCTTGGCGACGGGTGGGGCGGCCCGCTTTTATTGCCCGACGATCGCGAGTAGGGCGTCGATCGTGTCGTGGACGGCCCGGGCGAGGCGTGAGTCGGTGCCTAGTTCTTGGCCGATGCGGACTAGCAGGGCGCAGCGGAGGATGGTTGTCCAGTTTTGTTTCACCGAAACATCTCCTGCTCCATGAGCTGGGCTGGGAAGCCGGCGATCTCCACGTCCGCCGGGCTGGTTATCCACTCATACGACACCCCGTCCGGATGCCGTGACGGTGGCAGCACGGATTGAGCGGCCCGACCGCCGATCCGCAACTCAAGCCAGCCGGTTTTGAGGACGGCGGCCTGCGGCATCCACGGTTCCCAGCGGAATAGGCGGTGCTCGCCACGGGCCGACCGCCAGGTGGGCGTGGGCAGGTCGAGCACTCCGAAGTCGCCGAGCTGATCCCGCCCGGCGTCGTCGTCGTACTCCACGTCCACCACGCCGGAGTCGGGGCCGAGGAGGAGGCCGACGTTGTCGCCAGCGGCGAGCCAGCGGGCCACGTCGGCAGGTTTGGTCGTGGAGCGGTGCTGCCAAGCGGTGCCGAGCGGGCGTTTTTGGTTGGGGGCGACGCGGACGAAGCGGCAGCCGAAGGCGGCGAGGGTTGTGATTTCGGGGGTCATGCGGCACCTCCGTCAAGCATCGTGAACGTGCGGACCATCGGGATGCCGGAGGCGGCGAGGATCCGGCGGACCTCCCGGCGGATCGTCTCGCAGCGGTGCTCCACCTCGGGGGCACCGATGTCGTAGTAGGTGTCGAGAATGGCAAACTCCTCCGGCATCTCGCGTCCGCCGGCGATCGCGTGGACGATCGGCTGGGTGAGCGGGTCGCAGCCGCGGAAGGCGTGGCGGGCGGTTAGGGTGCGGTATCGGGCGAGCGGTTTCATGGGTTGGGGCTCCTGGTTGTGGTTGGTTGGGGTCAGCCGATGTCGAAGTCGAGGCCGAAGTCGGTAGCCGCTGCGATCGCGTCGTCGAGGCTGCGATACTTGCGGGACTCGCTGAAAGCTGCGTCGATCGCCGAGACGTGGCCGCGGTCGCGGTGGATCTGGTAGTGCCGCTGTTCCCGGTTGCGGTCGGCTACCACGTCGTAGCCGGCGGCGTCGCCGCTGGGCATGACGCGGACGATGGCGAAACGGCCGGCACGGCAGACGATGGTGTAGGTGATGCTCATGGGTTCTCTCCTGGTTGTGCGGCTGGGCCGCGGGTTGGTTGTCCTAGATACTATTCAATCGGAAACTACTGGTCAAGTCGTGAGTAAAAGATTTTGCGTGGGGGGCTCACCCCATATGCTTCCCGCCTCGGGGCCGGCCCGTGGCGTGGTTGGTGGCGGCGTACGCCTTCACCGCCGAAGCGAGGGCAAACCATTGTGTTTCAATCCGGCATCCTGCGACGTGGCCGCCCTGGACTAGCTGCCGCATCCATAGCCTTGATACCCCCGCCAACTTTGCGGCGGTGCCAATCGTGAGATACTTGTCGGGGTCGATTTTGGGTGCCATGGTGGACATTGTTGCCGATCGGCTCGGGGTGTCAAGTTTGGTTGTGGGCATGGTTGGTTGTGGCGTGGTCAGTCGTCGAGCCCGTCGGCGAGATCCCAAGCCGCACGGGCGGCTGCGGCGGCGATCTCGTCGGTCGTCGGGCGGCGGCGCTTCCCGCCGCGGCGGCGGCGGTTCAGCTCATCGGCACAGTAGTTGATCTCGTCGAGGTAATAGCCGTAGTTCGGCTGGTCGGGCCATGCGGCCAGAGTGGCCTGGCAATCGGCGATGACGAATCGCAGCTCGGCGTCCGATCGAGTGCGGCACAGTTTGGGGTAGGCGGCGTGGTCGATCTGCTTGGTGGGGCATCCGTAAAGGTTGTCGGTGGTTGTGGTGCTCATGGTCGCGGTCTCCTGGTTGTGGTTGTGGTGCGGTCGGATGTCGGCCGCCCGCATTCCCCCGCCCGCGGGCGACGGGGGGTAGCGGGGGGTCGATCACTTCCGCAGCACCGCGAATGCGAAGTCTTCGTTCGCCAGCACCCCGCCCACGAGCGTGAACTGTGTCGGGTCGAGCTCCATCACCTTCGTGGCGAGAAGCCCCGCCACGGCCGCGTGATTCTCCCTCACGGTCAGTTCGTGGCTCCAGGCGAGCGTGGCGGATTGGCCGATGGCGCTCGTCGCCTTGATTCGGCTACCGCGGTGATTGGTGGGGGAAAGGTAGCGAGTCACGATGACTCTTGCGGCGATCGTCTCAACTGCGGTGGCATTGGTCGCGTTCATAGTTTCACTCCTTCGCATTGTGTTCCCGCCGATTGATGCACGCGGCGGGTTCGTGCTTGTGTTGTAGTTATATCCAACTGGAAAGAAGAAGTCAAAAGGGGGATTCCGCGAGATGCATGCGCAACCGCGGGCGTCCGGCCGTCGGGTGCCGCTGGAAGAATGCGAGATCGGCCGCGGCCACCTCCCAGCGGCGGCCGACCTTGCGGCCGCGGACCTTGCCGGCCCGCACGAGTTGCCGGAGCCATTGTTCGGTTATGTCGGCCGCGGCGGCGGCGGCCACAAGGCCGGTCCACTCGACGGCCGAATCGTCGGCCGGGCCTGACTGGTCGGCGAGGCGGGCGATTACTTCGGCCATGACTTCGTCGGCCGGCCGCATTGTGGGGGCTGACGTAACCAGCTCATCGTAAAGGTCGTCGGCAGTCATCCCGCGGCCGGCCGCCGTTACGTCCAGACCGCGAATGTAGGTTGCGTCGCCACCATTGAATGCGGCCCGGTGCCGGCCTTTGAACCGGCCGCCGTGGTCGTCACCGGAAAGTTGGTGGAGAGCCTCACGGCGAAACGTGCCGATACGCTCCAACTCCTCTGCCTCGATTGCTCGGGCCTCCCGATAGGCGGCCAGCACGTCGGCCCATTCAAGGCCCGCGGCGGCGGCGGTTTGCTTGTGGGCTTGCGTGTTCATTGTCTTTCGCTCCCGTGTTGAAAGGATACTATCCGATCGGATAGCGAGTGTCCAGCCCATCACAAAAAAATCTTTTCAACCGCACGTCCAGCCATTTGTTTCCGAATGGACACTTAGCAAATGAGAATCGGCGGACGACGATCGGCCATCGGATGCCGGGCGGGATGATCGCCGAGGGCCTGTTCGTCGTCGTCGCGATGACGGTCGGCCGACGTGGTCGGGCTGGTCGTCGTCACCAGCTGGTGTCGGTCGTGGTCGTCGCCAGCTCATTGGACGGCCGCGTGCTATCGAAATACTCGCGGAGCTGGTTGGTTGGCTATCGAAATACTCGCGACCTGTGTACAGCCGTGCACGATAGTGTACGGCCGTACACGGGTCCTTCCACCCCGCGGCACGCGGGGTGCCCGGCTACGAACGCCCAACTACCTAACACCGCCGCTCGCTATTTACTCGGCCAAACACCAAAGCCAAAACGGCCCATTTTGCGGCCATTCGCCGCTGTTGACGCATACCTGAACGCCGGTACACCGGCAGGAGAGCCACGGAGGTCTCCTGCATGGTGGTGCGTCACCCAGAACTCGTCGAGAAAGCCAGGAAAAAGTCCGAGGAAGCACGCCGCTATCGCGAGCGTCTCAAATCTCGACCGGAAGCACTTGCGAAATACCTTGAACGCAAAAGGATCAGTTCTGCAAAGGCCACTGCGAAGCGTGACCCAGAAGAACTCCGAGCGGCAGCCAGGGAGCGGATGCGTAGGCTCCGCAGTGATCCGGCAAAGCGTGCCGAGCAAAGTCAGCAGGCTCGCGAGTGGCGAAAAGATCCCACAAACGCAGAGCGGTACAGGGAGCGACTTGCAAGGAAGGCCTCAAAACAAAAGGCTCGACGGCAATCTGATCTCAAATATCGAGAGGATCAGAACGCGAAGCAACGCGAGCTATTCCGCAAGATGCGATCTTGCGAAAAGACGCGATCCACGATGAACGCAAAGCAGCGCGACCGACGCAAGCGAAGGACAGAGGCAGATCCGCAATACAAGGCACTGCTTGTAAGAAAAGCGGCCGAATGGAAGAAGAAGCACCCCAACAGCGTTCGCGAGCATCGGGCTCGGTACAGGCAAACGCCCCACTGGAAGGCGTATAACTCTCTTCAAAAAGCCGTCATTCGAGTCGTGAAGCATGGGCAAAAACAGTTCCGGACCAGTCAGTACGTCGGGATTGATTTGTCTAAGGCAAGGCGGCACATTGAGTCACTCCTCCAGGATGGGTGGAGCTGGGAAAACCACGGCAAGCTGTGGCACATAGATCACTTTTTTCCGATTGCAAAGGCCAACCTAGACGACCATGTTGAGAGGTTAGCCGTAAGTAACTGGAGAAATCTCCGGCCTCTCTCCAAATCTGAAAACCTTCGCAAGAAGGACAAGGTAACACCAGAGGCCGCTGCTCTGTTTGAGTCGCTCAAGCAAGAGATTCGGGCAACTTGCCAAAACTGACACCGCACGCGTTGACAACGGCACTGCGGTGCCAGTTCCGGCACCGCAATCACGCCGCCGGAGGCTCCTTGAGGCGAAACTCCAGCACGTCCGGGCCGCCTGGGGGCTTCGGATCGTCCAGGTCTAGCGGCGGCAGGGCCATCATGGCCCCCAGATCGGTCGGGCAAATCGTCGGATCGACATATACCCGCTGGAGAGAGGGATCCATGTGATCGAGCAGTGCCGTGGCCGCCGCGGTCCCACCAGCGAGTGCTGCATAACTCGCGGCCGTCCTTCTAAGGCCGTGGAATCCCCTGTATCGGACGCCGGCCGAGTCGCAAAGCACCTTCAAGCTCGCCCACTGGCTCCTTGTGCGGCGGTCCCACGGCCACACCAGATCGTCCGGCCCGCGGCGGTGCTCGGCGAGCATCTCCGCGAGCTGCGGGGTGATGCCCCGCTCGATGTCTCGCGTCGAGCCCTTTCGCGTCTCGCCCAAGAACACCACCCGCCGACGCTCAAGGTCAACCTGCCCCCAGCGGAGGGCGGATAACGCCGAGAATCTTTCCCCTGAGCAGACGGCCGCATACAAGAACGTCGGCCACCACCACTTCGCCGGCAGGCCGCCAACCTTGCCGATCCTCTTCCGGGCCGTGCGAATCAACTGCGACACGTCGGCCGCCGTGTAGGCCCGGCCGACCGGCAACCGCTTCGGCACCTTGATCCTCGGCAGCTCCGGGAACTCTGACACCCACCGCTTCCTGGCGGCGTAGGTCCAGACGGCCGCCACCATCACGCGATCCTTCCGGACGCTGGCCGCGGACGGCAGCCGCCCACGCCAGCCAGGCGTCTCTGCGCGCCACCGCAAGTATTTCGACACCAACAGGTCGTCGAAGTCGAGCACCGTCCCTGGCCTTCCCAGGAACCGCTCAAACCGATCCCACAACATTGAATACAGGCCGATCGTGTGCGGCTTGAGTTCCCGTAGCAGCGCGTAACGCTCCGTAACCTCTCTGATCGTCATGGCCATGGCCGAGTCTCCCTTTGGTGATTATCGGGCAGACTACGCCGCTACTGCACGGCTGTACATACCACTGGTGAGGGAGATTTTCACTCCCCAGGGGTTCGACTCCCCTCGCCTCCAGTAGAAATCTGCCCGACACCTCGACTCTCGCAGTCAGGAGCAGCCGAAGCAAATGGCTGGACCGGATTTGCGGGTCGAGGTGGCCGGGTGGATTGAGCAGTTTGACTCTTCATACGCTTGCGTTACGATCGGGGCATGGTGATGGCAATCCAAACCAACCGCAAACTCATCAGCACCCGTGAGGCCGCGAAGATTCTCGGCGTTAGCATGGGGCGACTTCGCCGCATGGCACTCGACGGAATGCTTTGGAGCGAGCACATGGCCGCCAATGCTCGAGTCTTTGACGAGGCCGAGATAAAGAAGCTGGCCAAGGTGCCGAGGGTGACGGGCCGCAAGCGAGGCGGATTCCGCCCCGGCTGATTTCTGCGGCTTTTCAAGCGATTTTTCTCTGCCAAGAAAATACGCTTGACACGTTTACGCGATTGCGTATCTTTCCGCACGTCGTTGATACGCACTCGTGCTAACGACCAAGTTGTTTCGGATTTCAACTCCTCCACTCGACGTTTTCCCCGTGCTACACGCACAAAAAACCGAGTTGACCGATAACTGAACTTCCGTACACCTATGACTACTCCACTTGTCGCTGTGACTGGTGGGCCACCAAGGCGAGGGACTCCGCCGTGAAAAAGCGAACGAAGGCCGCCACGGCATCCCGCAAAACGAAGGGAGCCCGGTATGGACACCGATCTCGACGCGAACCTGGAGCGACGAAGCCAGGAGCCAAACGAGTTTCTTATCCAACTCGAAGCATCCGCCATCCGGCTGACGTGGTCGCCGGAGGAGCGAGCCCGGCGGAATGCGTACCACAACAGTTGGACCCCGCCGGACGCACCGGAGTCGATCTTCGGCAAGCCCGACGGGAGGCAGCGGTTCAGATCGCAGTAATCGCCGGCACGCTGCGGCAGCGTGCAAACGACGCCCGTGAGTTCACCGTCGGGCGGATGCCGCTCAACGACGTGATCGACCTTTCGATCGACGAGCGGATTGAGATTGGCGACGCCGAGGCGTTGTTCGACGCCGTGGCCGAGGCCCGCGATCAGCTCGGAGAACTGCAGGAGCGTATCGCCGACACGCTCCACACCGACTACCAGACGATGCTCCGCATTTCGGACGTTCGACGGCGTCAAGACGCCACCGGACGCCAGTGGCGGGGATCGTCGTGGGCAAACCAGGAGACCGGCACGACGGATCGTGTCGGGACGGAGGCCGGCGGAGCCGGTCATTGACAGGAAGCTAGCCAGTGCGGCCACGGCTGGCCCGCTGGAGGAGTACACGGAT